AACTGTGGTTGATCTTGATCTACAACGTCTCTGCCTACCAGCAGTCCGTTCCATCGACCATCCTCAATCTGCCTAACCAAGTCACGCAGAGGGTATCTAAACCCTGTCCGATCACAAAAGCCAAAGGCTTTCGATCCCTTTGCGTAACTGCTCATAAATTGTTATATCCACCGGGGGCCATATACAGCGATGCCTTCTCTCTGGAAGCGTCTGCCGCCAGATTCCACTGCTCTTCGTACACCTCTTTCAGTGCCGGTGCTATTGGTATCGACTCAGGCTTCTTGCTCGCTATGTAATAGGCCAGCCCAGCTACCATACACGGTAAATACCGCGCTGGCACATCCATGTTGTTGGACGCTGGCTTTCCGCTGTCTTCTATCCTGTCTAGGTAGTAGTACGCAAACGTGTAGGTGGTTGTTGCGTCTGGCACGGGCCAAAAGTGCAACGTCAACCCTGCTGGCTTGCGCTCAACGTAATACTGTAGCGGCCTGCCCTGTGTTAGCTTGTTTGTCTGGTGGGCGTACTGGCTCACCGAAATTCTCTGCATAGTCAGGTCAGACTGCTTAGAGGTATCTCCTGCGTCAGTTCGCAACAGCCCCTCTATGATGTCTTGTTTTTCCGAGGTCAGGTCGTATGACGAGGTGCCTGCGGTCAAAGTTTGGGTAGCATCCCTTACTGTCCACAAGTTAAGACCACGGTTCTGCCATTCCAGCATTAACAAATCCAGACTGCGCCGTGCCGTCCGGTAGTCGTATCCGCTTCTAAGCTCAGAACCTGCTCGCTCAAACGCCTCTTCAAATATATCTGACAGGTCAAGAGTAAAGGCTGTTGTTCCGCTAGTCGCCATTAGACCTTCCTTCCTCTAGTCCTGCCTTTACGGGCCAAACCGTTCCTGCATTTGGCCGCTTTGGGTTTCTTTGATCTGGGTGCATTCTTAATCTGCTTGCCCATCTGCGCTCTGCTTATAGGCATATCATCACCAATTCTTGCAAGACCAGTAACGGGGTGTCAGCTTATTAGGCGGGTTAGAATCGCACTTGTGTCTGGCACGAAACGACTTACGCCTTTTAGGCTGGCTCTTCTTGATCTTCATATTCTTGTCGCCATAGCGGATGATTTTTTCTTTACCATCCTCACACGCTTTGACCACAAACTTCTTTTTGGAGTGGCTGGGCGTTCGCTTTGGCTTGTTGCACGACATGGACTTTTTGCTGACCTTGCCGCCCGACTTGTAATACATACGCATTACTTTCGATGCCTCGACGTTTTCTTGGCAACCTTTTTGGGTTGCTTTGAATGTTGCTTGCCTTTCTTGGTATCTGCGCGTTTTTTCCGCGTAGTCGCGGCATATTCCTTGTCGGATAAAGACTTGATGGCTTTCTCAGGAAGGTAACGCTCCCCCGTGGCCTTTTTGCCTTGGGTGCTGGGCTTGCCAGACTTAGTGCGCCACTTCTGCTTAGTCCAGTTCTTTAGGGACTTTTGCGACTTCTTGAGGGCCATCAGTCTTTGTATCCTCCCCCAGCTTTTTTGTACGCGGCGGCAGTCATTTGCGCCTTACGCGCAGACCATTGCCCCGGCTTACCACCCTTACTGCCAGCTTTTATTCGATTGAATATACGCTTACGCATTCCGGGCTTTGTGTAATTACCAGCCTCGTTAACGCGAGACTTAGCTTTTTTTTTGGTTTTACCGCCCGACTTATAATACTGTCTCATCAGCCGTAATTCTTCTTCAACTTCAGAACAACAGAGTAAGTATCAGTATCACTGGCGCCTGTAGTGGTGAAAAGAACGTCCCCTGTCTTGCCACCAGCGGCGGCATTATTGGGTAGACCTACAAATTCAGAGAAGTCCAGCGTATCGCCATAATCAGCAATTAGCTCCCATGCAAGAACATTGGTGCTTGCATCGCAAAAAATCTGCACCCCCATACCCTTGGTCGTATACCAAATGCACTCAATGTTGACGCTGGTACACGCACCCTTACTTGCAGGGTCTGCACTTAACGCAGATACGTCCACCTTAGCAACGCCAGCTTCACCTGTACCATCGCTGATATTGGTAAAGTGCATAACTGCTGTGCGGGGGCCATCTTCAATAATCGTGGTTGTGACTACATCAGCCATCTTGTCCTCCAGATAAGGGGGCTATGCCCCCGTCAGTTTATGATGCGTCTGAAGTACTAGAGATGCCGAAGAACTTGAGCACAATCACTGTATCGCTTCCGGGATCGCCAGAAACTACAAGCTCAACTTCATCGCCAACCAGACCGCTTGCGCCAGTGGTAAAGCCAGACATACCTAAAACGCCGTTACAACCAAAGAATCCTTTAAATCCAGTTGTGTTTAGCGCGGCAGAAATGCCATCGACATAACCATCGGTGTCTGCGTCAGTACCAATGTCGTTGAGGTTTACAGCGTTTGTGGAAGCTGTGGTGACCGCTACGGTAACGCCCATAGGGATAAAGTTTGCAGGGATTCCAACCGCAGTCTCTTTACCTGTCGTTGCGCCGTTGGCTACGGTAATCGTGGCCTCATAGGTCTGCAACGTCATAGTGCTGGTAATGGTGCCTGTTGTGGAATTTTTGGTGATATCTGAGAACCCGTTTTCAGATCGGACGGGGCCATTAAAAGTAGTATTAGCCATGTGATTCTCCTGTCGTGGCTAGAGTCTAATGTTCCACATGGAACAATTAGTCAGGGAAAAAGGGGGCCGAAGCCCCCGTGCTATTAGGAAGTTCCGGGCGAGCCGTAAATTCCGAGTGGATCAGATACGCCGAAGCTGTATCGCTCGCGAGCCTTGTACCGGACATTGCCCGTGTCAAAGTCGCCATCCATTGAAGTCTCCAACGCTGTTCTGTCAAAGTGCTTCATACCGTTCGGTACATCGGTAATCAAGAAGAAGGCATTAGTGTCAGTCAGGAAGTGATTGACAGAGTAGCCTTCTGGGATTGAACCGTTGTTGCGAAGGGCGTTGATGTCGTTGTCAGCAGTTCCGACTCGACCCTCAGTCTCAAGCAAACGAGTTGCTACAAACTGAAGCGCGGGTGGAACAATCAAACGACGAGGCCGTGCCGCGATCAGCAGTCCACGCTCATCGGTAAATGCGGCGATGTTAATCACAGCATCTTCCAGTGAGGTTTCATTCAGATCAGCCGCAGTGGCAGGACGGTTAGCATTAGTGCCACCGTTTACCAGCGGGTGAGCTGTACTGAACAGCGTTACGCCGTCACCAGATTGGAAGGTGTTGAAGCCGTTATTCAACGGATTCGCTGACTTCACTTGCTTGGTATGCGCCATTGCCCTTGCAAGAGCTTTTGTATATCTTGCTGACAATGAGTCATATAGATTGTCCTCCATTGCTTCTTCTGTGATACTGAAGCCGAGAGCAATCGTTTCGTGATTATACCTAGCAGTGAACGACTCTTGCGCCGAGTCATAGCTGATGGCCGCGCCTTCAGCTTTAACTGGTGCGGCACCGAAGCCGGACAGCTTTACCTCTTCCTCAAACGAACGCTCAGATGATTCAGTTTCGTAAATCATCGTGTGTTCGTCGTCATACCGCTCGTACTCCAATCCAAACAAAGCGTTTAGACCGGGGAGCAGTTCTTTCAACATTTGTGCGCGTGAAATAGCCATTTCCTAAGTCTCCTTAAACGCCAAGCTTGGTTTCGTAGGCGTGGCTAAGCGGAAGGTACGTCACAATACAGTCGGTGAAAGCATCACCTACCGTGCTGTTAGGCCCATCCACGAAGTCCACAATACGAAGCGGAAGCGTGTTGGTGGTTGCGATAGAGCCACCGTCAAGAGCGTTCTTGCTCCTACCGATAGCAGTTGAGCCAGCAGTGCTGACAGCCGAGACGTTGTTACCCAGACCAGTCTGAGCAATTGCCTCGTCTCCCTGCATTTGGAACAACAACTTGGGATCATCCACGACATAAGCCATGATGTCACTTGCCGCTGTTGAAGCAGGGAAATGTTGGTTAAAGGTTAACTGACCAGTACCGGGATCAGTGTAGGAAACGCCGACAAAGATGCCGACAGTTCCTGCCACGACAGCAGTAGTAACCGCCGCCTTTTCCAAAGTACCAGCCGCAACCAGCTTGACGAAATCGCCATAAAAGATGTCCGTGGCATAACCACTGGCAATCTTAATGTGGCGCACTTTTCCGGTGAAAGAACCGGAAGCACTAAGAGTGCCTACGGGTTCTGCACCCATCGGAGTAGCCGCTGTAGCCATTTTAAGTCTCCAAACTTAGAGTTAAGGCCAAAGCTCCCCGGTAAACCGGAGTCAACTTCGACCAAAGGTAGTCCGAGTTGACCGCTCAGGGTTGAGAACGGGCATTCGGGGATCGTTTTGCTTTAAGAAGTTGTTATCTACAGATTCCATCTGGCTGTTGGCAACTTGCTCGTAATGAGCCTCCCTCGCCTGCGCTTTAGCCTCTGGCTGTTTGCACAAGAGAAGTCCTCCAATCTCGATATTTCCCGCAAAACGGGAGTCGATATCAGACATTACCTCTAGTTCTGGATGATCCTCTGCCTTCACAGGAACCCAACCCTCCCGAAACTTCTGGGAGACGTTCGTGTTATCCGCGTGGCCCAATGTGCTGGTGCGTACCCACCTAAAAACCCATCCATCTTGCGGAGCGGGGTTAGGTAATACGGAGGCCGGAAGCCACGAATCACTGGCTCTTGTCTCTACTTCTCTGGACTCTGCGTCCCTGTTAGTGCGCTGTTCTGCCATTACTGAGCCTCCTTAATAAGCTGGTTGGCATACTGTTCAGGTGTTAGACCTAGCCTTTTGGCTAGACTTAGCTGAGTGCGAGTCAGCTTCACCTTGCGTGGCTTTGCACCGTTATTCCGTGAGGAAGGTGCAGTGACCACGGGTGGACTTTTAGTGGCAAATTCCCTTTCAGGGGCATCATCACCAAAGTATTCTGGAAACTTAGAGCGCATCGTGCGATCTATAGTTTCAAAGTATTCATCGGAGTTAGGGTCGTACCCTTCATCCCTAACAAGCCGCTCATGGACACCATACGCCAGAGCGGTCATGTCTTTTTCCTGACCAAACCACGAGTTATTAGCGGCCCAGCTAGCCGCTTTTTCAGTTGGCTGGGGTGGCTGTTGAACCTGTGGCTGTGGTCTTGGCTGTGGCTGTGGTTGTTGCTGTGGCTGTTGAGCGGCACGTTGCCTTTCAGCGTTCATTTGGTTCATTTGATAATCGGCAGACTGAAACTCAGACTGCGCTCTCATCATAGCCTCTTGGGCGTCTACAACCTTGTCCGTGTTTCCTTCTTCGTATGCTTGGCGATACTGACTTTTAGCTTGCTCCAGCGCCAGATTAGCCCGCTCTCTAATCTGATGAACCAGATATCCCTCGCCTTCTTGAATAATTGCATGATACTTCTTGTTTTCGTCCGCATACCTCTGTGCAACTCTGACAGCTTCTTCGCGCATTTTCTCAGCGGCTTCACGTTGCCTACGCTCTTCATGCTGTTGATAGCGGAGCTTGTTAATACGCTTTTTGACTTTGTCCGAGTAACCTTCCAGCTCTTCGTCACCTGCTTCAACGCTTTTTTCCTTTGCCTCTTTGGCAGGAGAGCGACGATCCTCTTCTGGGCGATCATCTACGACTTCGACATCGACATCGGCTTTTTCACCGCCAATGGTTGTCTTGACACCGAAAAACTTGTCCTCAGTGGACATGGTCTGTTCTTCCATCTGCTCTTCGCTCATACCTTTACTATCCCCCTAGGATCTTCAACTACTGCTTCAACGCTATCGTCATTGATAAGGCGAAACTCCTTACCGTGAACTTTAAATCGCGTTCCACTGTATGAGCGCATTAGCACCCAATCACCTTCCTCGCACCACGGGCCACTTGGGAAGCGAGTTTTGTCTCCGTAAGCGTCAGAGCCCATCTTTACGACGAACCCACAAACAGAGCCAATCTCTTCAACCTGCATGGTTTCTCTTGCTTTGAGGATGCCCCCCTCCGTCATTTCGTCCGGCTCTGGGAGAGCAATAAGTAATTTGTAGCCTTTAGGTTCAGGCAGTTGCTTGGCAACCTGCGTGTCTTCTTCAGTCATAGTCCGTTCCTGCACCAGAGGTAGGTGTCTGGTGTCACCATGCGTTACCGTTTGTAACGAATTACTCGCGCTCTATCCTTTCGTCTAGGTCTAGTAGCGTCCTTTCTGCAAAAGCCAGTCCCTGAATAATCCCCACGTTGCGGGAGTATTCATCCATATCCTTGCAACCACCCATCGCCATATGGTCTGAAACCTCATTCATCTGAACTCTCAGCTCATTCTGTATGGTTGTTAGAAGGTTATTGCTCGCCTTTTTCGTCATCTAGGGTGTCCCTAATAAGATTGAATCCAGCTTTGAATCCCTCAATTTCTTGTTGAGATTCATCTTTGGAATCTTGCATCGCCACCTTTGCGGCGAGTTTTGCGCTTTCTAAGCGTTCATCTTGATCCATTCTTTCAAGATCAATCATGGTTTTGGCTTCTGCCTTTTGTGCGTCGACTTGAATTTTTGCCATGTCAGTCTGCGCCTTAGCCGCCGCCTGTTGCTCTTTGAGCGCCAACTCTCGCTGTTGCATTTGAACAATAGGATCTTGCGACTGCTGGGCGTTCTTTTCTGCCTGCTCCATCATCTGGGCCTTGCCTGTAAGCTGTTCAGCCGCAGGCACTGCCAATCTGGATATACGCAGTTCGATATCTTCGGGTAGCTTCTCATCTGGGCCGGGAAGCTCAATTCCCAACTCTTTTTCAATCTTAGACCTGTATAGAAACGCTACATGTTCTGCGATGTGTGCGGCAAATGCGGCCTCTATAGCCTTCTTGTTGGGCGCCCTTGCAACCATCTTCATAATTTCTGGGTTTTGCATTGCCGCCATATGAACTTGAATATGCGCTTGGTGATCCTGATAGATGAATGCTTTAACCGGCTCTCCGGTAATGATGTTCATATTTTCTGTAACAGGATCTGTTGGCTTGATGTCGTCCTCTGTTGGGACGATCTTGTCTGCATCTTGGATACCCAGAACATCTAACATCTGACGGTGTAGCAGTGGCAGGTCATACATCTGGGGCGCTTGAGCCGCCAACTGTAACGCCGCCTGATACTGCATGATTCGTTGCGCCATTGTGCCTGCATTGGGGTCGCTGACGGGGATAATGTCCACCCGATCATCAAAGTCTGTGGGGACAATCTGGCCGTCGTCTTCTTGATAGGGGTAGACCTCTGGGCCATAGTCCCTAACAAGCTCTGATAGAATCTTCAGTTCCTTTGAAACTGCGGCGTGAACGCGGGCTTGTACCGCGCTCATCACCTTCATCTCGCGCTCTAATACTGCAAGTGTGGTGCCAACCGGCGCTTCTCCGTTGATGTCTGAGGCTTTTACATCTGCCGCTGACGCAAATCGACGCCCTTCCTGAACAATATCGCCTAGCAACTGATAGAGGACGTTGCTTGGCTCCTTGTATGGTAGGAACGTGATGTTGTCACGGATTGCACCACCCGGAACGTCTACGTCTCGGAACTCTCCGGGCATGATGGGAGTGTCATCACCCTTTATTCGGAGTCCGCGAGATTTCAATCCACCCGGTAAGTTGGCGAGCGTTCCGGCGTCTACTAACTGCCTAAGCAACGATGTTGCTGATTTAGACAGTCCGCCGATCATATGTACTAGACCAAAGCCGTAGAATCCCAGCCCCGGTAAATATTGGTAGTGAACGTAATGATCCCGCTTCATCTTTACGGGGTCATCTTCGTACCAGTTGCGCCGTATTGACAGGATTGTTCGTGATGACTTGTCAATGGTAACAACGTAAGGCAGAGCAATACCCGTGGGCTTGCCCTTATCTGTGTCTTCAAACCCTATCAGGTCGATGTCAACGTGCATCTCTAACAGGGTGTGCCTGTGGTCAAGCTCGTAGTTGTCCGAGTCTCCCGTCATCCGGTCATATTTCTGCTGTATCTCAGAGATGTCCGGTGTTGGTGCAGGCAAATCTATATCTGAATAAAACCCAGCAACTTGCAACTTCCTAATTTCGTTGGAAGTCTTCTTCATTAAATGGGTAGCACGCTCACACGTTGACAGGTCAGACGCACCGTAACTGACCACAAAATCCTCTGCTGGCACAAACATGGCGCAGGGTCTGCCCATACTTGGGTCAAAATAGACCTTACGGAATGCGGAGCCTGCAATCGGCAGGGAGAACAACAGTTTTTCTGTCTCCGTCCTGTACTCCGTCATACGCTGAGTAATCAGGTAGTTCAGATAGTTCTGTACTCTGTGCGCCTGCTTGGTCTTTTCGTCGTCTATCTTGCCGACAATGGTAGTTTTTACAGGGCCACTGGCAGGATATATCTCCTGTATGGTCTGGGCTTGGAAGCGAATAACCGCCTCAGACAGCATCGGGTGAAAAACGCCACAGGCGCCTTCCCACGGTGTAGACCTGTCTTCAAACTTTAGTCCTAACAAGTCAAGGCCACGGACGTAAGAATCTTCCCAATCCGCACGACTCATCCGGTCAGCGTCAAACTGCCCGACAAGCTCGCTCGCAAGGCCATCTAGGTCTCGCTCGTCCATGTACTCCGCTAAGTTGGAGCCATGCTCAATACCCATAAGGCCAGACGCATTTGGATCGAAATCAATAACCATGCCCCCGTCTTCGTCCATCACGCTGACAGACTCAGGGTTTTCGATCACGATCTCTAGGTCTTCACCGCCCCCTTGAGGGCTGAAGGGTGTTGCTACGCGGTCGATAGCCATTTAGTCTTTTTTGCTCGCTGGCTTTTTCTTTTTGGTAATATCCTTTTTTTTCAGCGGCCCACCGCGAACTGTAGTGGGGATATCCTCTTTTTTCAGCGGGCCACCGCGCATTCCAGAGCTTCTTTCGCGACCTTCCAGCATCCGTTGTAGTTTCTCTGCTTCACCTTTTTTGCCAACCGCGCCACCAATAGAGCCGCCTTCATTCATTGTCTTGCCGCCCTTGAAGTAACCTTTCGTCATCATCTTGCTGGCTACCCTTGTCTTTCCGCCGCCTGCCATCTTACCTTGGCCGTCTGCGGCAAAATGCGGCACCTCTTGGCCTTTGTCGTTCGTGACCATCTTTAACTTGCCGCCCTTGTTCATGCCTTTTGGCATTTTCCCGCCCCTAGGATTCATCTTGCTTTTCATTGCCTTCACCTGCGTATAAGTTGTCGAATACTCTGTTTACGTCCAGCGTGTAATCCAAGTCTGACTTAGAGTAGTGAACGTGCTGGGACGGCCTGAAATCCGGTGCGCCCTCACCCACTGAGAACCACGCTGGGTGAGTCACCCTGACGCGGTTGTTGGGAAGAGCCACAATGTTTCCTGTCCACGGGCCTGCATCTAACAACTCCATCACATGACTTTGCTTGTGTTGAGCGGGGTCATCTGCGATTTCATTGTCGGTATAGTCCACCGTAAACATGTATTTAGCGGGGTAGAAGTTGCCGTCTATCTTGGCAATCCAAGGGCATGGTGTTGCCCTATCCAGCACATAAACACTGTGCTCTCTGGATGAGCAGTCCCAAGGCTGTGCCGCATATACCGGCATTGGCTCGGGCCATTCCTCGAAAGGAGTGTCTCCCACCAAGGCGGTAATTGGCATTCTTGCCCACATTGCGCCACCGTGAACATTCGGCTCATCGGTGTCATAGGTCTCGGCGCCAGTAAAAATAACCTGAAAGCTCAAGCACCTGCACGGCATAGTGGTTACAGCGACTACCATCGCATGCAAAAACTCTCCGTGGTATTTGTTGTGATTGTGCGTGTACTCACGCCTTACCCAGCACTTAAAGTGCGGAATGTTGCTTTGCAGGAATGCCATCTTCGCCGTAAAACCTCCGTTCCCATTCCCTGTGCCGCTGGATCGGTGTTTTGTAGTACGGCAAGAATCGCCCTATATAGATGCAAAACTTGTTCAACCAATGCAGAGGCAACGGGAGCGGCCTAAGATAATCCATAAATAAAACCACCCTGATGTTGTCCGTCAGGTTGATTGCGAAATGCTCGTAAGTATCGTCAAAAACAACGGCCTTTCCGGTCTTCCAGCGATATTCTTTTCCCATCACAGATAAAACACATCCTTTGCCATCTGTCGGGATGTCTATTCCAAGGTGCATTCTCAGCACCCCAGACCACGGCCCCTCATGGGGTACAAGCATCTTGTTAGAGTCAAGAATAGAGAAGTAGGCTGAAACAATGTTTTTGTCGCTATCGACAACCGCCATTGTCTTAGGAAACATCTCGCAGTTCCTTTCAAAGCGTATGTTGTTCGCCTTGAGGAAAAACATCCTCCACTTATCGTCATTCGATATATAGGTCTGTTCAGGACTTATATCTTGGAATAACGGAAATTCTTGCAATCGCGCCCTTAACTGATCGAACTCTCCGCGTATTACGAAGTAGTTTTCTTCCAGCTTTTCGGTGATTGGAAAGTCTTTGTTGTCGAAGTAAGCCGGGCCTCCTAGTGTGGAGAAGCGCCTGAACATAGGGCGCAGTTTGCGCTCTAAGTTGTCAACAAAGTCGTGCCAACGATTGATATCAGTAATAGTTTGCCACCCTTCCGTGCGGGTCAAAGTCATCCTCCTCGTCCGTTCTGAGGGCTACAAAGCCGCCCTGCCTAAAACGAAGAAGTGCTTGCGTTGAAGAGTCTACAAGGTCGTCATGCTCCCCAGCGGGAAACGAGGCAAATTCCTCAATGACCTCTTCAGCGAATCTGGTCTCTGGTGCCCAAACGACCCCAGATGCAAACAAGTCAGCAACAGCGTTAACCCTCGCTATCTTGTCGTTACCACGCGACGGGGTGTATTCCGAAACCGGAATCCCCATCGCCCGTAGTTCAAATATAAGCGGCATCCCTGCCGCCTTACCTTCCACGATAAATGCATCTGGTTGCATTTCACTCCACATCTCGTAAGCCGTTTTCTTTAGCTCAGGAAACTCCAGACGTTCTTTGTAGGCATCCAATAGGATGATATTTGGCTGTGATAAGCCGTCATCGTCGGGTTGATAAAACACGCCCCACGTTGTGCAAGCAGAATAGTCTGCCCGTTGAGTTTTTAAGAAAGCTGTGTCCCATGACTGAATCACGAACTCACATTGCGGCGGATAGTCAGGCTCCCACCTTTTCCACCATTCTCTCTTGATTAGTGCGCCTTCTTCGGCGGTTGGGTTTTGCTGGTACTGCGCGTTCCACTTAGGAGCTGGCAGTTCGCTCCGCAGAGCCTCTAGCTCTGTTTGACTCCAGAACTCAGGCCACAGGGGCTTTCCCGATGGCATGATGGCTGGAAACTCAATCACCTCCCACTCATCGGAACCTGTCCGTTGAGCAGAGGACTTAATAATCTTGCCGGTCAGATCACGCATGTGCCAGCGTGTCATTACGATAACAATAGCGCCTCCCGGCTGAAGGCGCTGTCGAGGCCCAGATGTGTACCAGTCATACGTCCGGTCAAACACAGATGGGTCTGCTGACTGGCCCTCTTGCTCTGAGTGAGGGTCGTCAATGATTAAAAGGTCGGCACCTTTACCTGTCACCGCACCGCCAACACCAATAGCAAAATACTCGCCGTTCTTGTTGGTGCTCCACCGTCCTGCCGCTTTGGAGTCAGCTCTTAACTGTAGACTGGGAAAGACTTTCTTGAAGTCCTCCGAATCAACAAGGTTTCTTACCTTTCGACCAAAACCCACCGATAACTCAGCGGTGTGCGCCGTCTGAATGATCTTCTTGTCGGGCATCTGGCCCAAAAACCATGCTGGTAACAAGTAAGAGGCAAACTCGGACTTGGTGTGCCGTGGCGGCATGTTCACGATTAAGCGTTTCAGTTCGCCTCTGGCAATCCGCTCAAACGCCTCCGCCATGATCTTGTGGTGTCTGCCTTCAATAAAAGCAGGCCACACATGCTTTACAAAGCCCATGTAGGTTTTTTGTGCCGCCTCCACTTCCTTGGCCTGCTTAGCCATTTCAAGCATTTCTGCGGCTTTTAACCTGACCTCAGCGGGTGCCCCCTTTAGCTTTTTAGCCAGCTCAGGGGTGATCAGGTCTGACATTACGCCATCCGTGCTGTTTTAGTGCGCTTGAATGATCTGTTTTTTGCTTGAGACGCCACTTTCAGGTTGGCTTTCTTATTAGACCCGCCCTTTGCTAATGGCTTTTTGTGGGCAACGTCTTTGCCGTCACCCTTTTTGACTTTGCCTTCCTTCTCCATCAAGCGCCTAGCGGCTTTCCGCTTGTCGTTGTTTCGGCGCTGTTTGGGGCTGGATTGGTAGTTATCGTATTCCTTGCGGTAGTTACGGCGCATTTTAGTAGCCGTAGCCGCCCTTACCGCCCATTGGACGCATTCTTCCACCTTTGCCGCCACCAAACCTAGGACTTTGATATCCGCCATAGGGGCCAAAGCCTGTTGAATATCCCGACATTAACCCACGGTTAGGCATATATTGCTGTGACATCTGCGGCGGCTGATACACCATTGGTTGCATGAAATTCATCATGTTCATTGGCTGTGTCATGCCGTATGGCATACCGGAGTACATTTGGTTGCCGGTGATATATTGACCGGGCATTCTGCCGTTATAAGATGGAGATCCGTATTGACCTCCGGACGGAAGGTTGCCTCCGGATCTACCGCCACCTTTTCCAAACATACCGCTTCCAGCGCCAGTATAGGGAAAGTCTGGGAGCTGACCTTGTTGTCCGTAGGTTCTGTTGTAATCGCTAAGGTCACTGCCATACGCGACATTAGCGTAGGTGCCGTCATCCTGTAGGAATGGGCGACCCTCTCTGTTTACACCAAGGCGGTTAAGATAATTTTGATAGTCTACACCCTGACCGCCACCGGGGCCACGATTATAGGCGGCATCAACCAGATTGCTTCTAAATTGATCGACAGTAAGCTCGCCAGAATCTATTAGTTCTCTCTGTCTTGCGTACCCACCCTCAAGTTGTCCTGTTTCTGGATTGTATGTTCCCCTAGCGGGCGCCCTGCCATACAGAGCTTGTACTGAATCATATACGGGGCCGCCTAACTGAGAGGCTTCGTAAAACGTCCTATCACTTCCTTGAGCGCCAGCAATGATGGCATCTCTCAAGCTATCTTCTGTGAGATCGCCCGACTGTAATCTTCCCGTAAAAGAATCAAGACCAGCTTGTTGTGGGTCGCGGTTAAACAGCTCCTGATAATATTGAGCTACCAAGGGAGAGTAATCGGTGGGTGGTGCGCCCTGTGGCAAAACACCGGGGTTATCCAAGCTCGCGGCAAGACCGTATGTGTCGTAATTTACGCCCTCTGCGGAATCATTAACCGCCTGACGTATCTGTTCAATAGACATCCCTGAGTTAACCCAGTTCTGAACAAAATCATCAGTGCCACCTCTGCCCAGCTCATCCTGATATATTTGCTGTACGTCCGACGCTGTAACTCCTGTCGGCAAAACACCGGGATTGTCTAAGCTGGCGGCAACGCCAGTTTCACGGTAGTTAGCGCCTTCCGCAGAGTTGTACATCGCGTCATATACGGCAGGCAAATCATCGTACTGAGTAAACTGCTCAAGAAACTCTGGCGCAACATCCCTTCCAATTAGGGCTTGGGCAATTTTTTGTACGTCTTCACCTGAAACCGCCATAACATTCTCCACTATGGGCGCAAATAAGGGCTTTGCCCTAGTAATATCCTAGGTCTAGGAAGATTCTAGCTAGAAAATTCCTATAAAATAAAACTTAGGTACTTACTAGGCCAGAACAGTCCTAGTTCTAGGAGATTTCTAGGTCTAGGAAATTACTAGGTAGAAATACCCCTCGGATTGTACAGAATATAGCCCCTTGACAGTTACATGTCTACAGTTAGACGGGTTTTTTCTGTAAATTATTGGTAATTTTTGGCAAATTGTCGATTTTTTGCAGAAAATTATAGGGGGTAGGGACTCCTAGGGCGTTTTCTGAGAAAAATCCCCCCGATTAGACAGTGTGACAGTGTGACAGACTTCAAAATTAGGTCATTTTTTGAGCGGATCACTATGTATATAGAAGCGACATGGCCTCGAGCTACAGGGGGGGTGGGGGTCGCTTCAATGGATGTCCATAGTATCTGGGCGATCGGCAGAAAAATCCAGATCGTCTGCCTCTGACATGTTATCAGCTACAGGCGAGTCGAGCATGGCGTCCAGCTCAGCGAGTAGGTCAGCCGATGACCTCACGTCGACCTCCGCAGTGAGTTCCACAAAAGCACCGGATGCCCTGCCTAGGAGTTCCAGAGCGCGGAGCCGACCGCTGTCTTGGGGGGAGGCTGTCAGAGCGAGGTCACGCAGGTGCTTCCTGACCATCTCACGGTCCGAGAGCGCAGAAGCAACCATCC